TCAATGTCCGCGGAGCTGAACTCGGAGAGGTCGGCAACGTGGTTGTGGAGAAAACACTCAATGAGGAAGTGGGCGATGGTGCCGATGTCGGCGGCCTTGTCGCGGACCTTGCGGTAATCCTGGCCGTCCATGCCGAGCTTCCACGCCCAGTGGATGAGGCCGCTGCTGTCCTCGCCGATCTTGGCGATGGTGCTGGCGCCGGGAACATCGGTGCCGTCTTTGAGCGGATACTTCTGGTGCGCGCGGGTCTTCTCGAGGCGGACGATCTTGCGTCCGTCCTCGGTGAAGCGATCCGGCTCGGCGGGCTTGGTGGCCTTGGCCGAAGGGAGGCGGCGTTTTGCCGCCCCCCTTTTGACTGTGGTGTTTTTCGCTGGCATGAGGGTTACCAGGTGATCTCTTCGTCGTCCGTGCCGGTCTTGCGTGCGGCGGGCTTGGCCTCGCTCACATCAAAGCCGTAGGCGGTGGCGCTGCCGCCATCGCCCCAGGTGACGAGGTCATGCACCATGACAGCCTTGGGCTGCAGTGTGATGCCGGCGCCGAGCGTGCCGGTGTACCAGCAGTATGGAACGACCGCGACTTGGATCTTGCTGCCGCCGCCGACATTATCGGTGATGATGTCGCCGGAGGCGTTGAAGAGCTTCGGCGCGCGGCTGTAGGTCTCGCCGGCTTTGTCTTTGCCCACGGCTTTGACCTTGAGCTTCAACTGGACGAGACCGTCGTTGTCTTCCCACGGCGCGGCGTGGAGCTTGAGCTTGTCTTTCTTCAGCTCGGCTTTTTTCTCGGCGACGAACGCGGAGAAAAGCTCCTCAGCTTGCTTGATGAACGGTTCGGCTTCCTCAGCGGTTAGCTCGAGGTTGACTTTAAACACTCCCACGTCGTCGAACTTGGTGTCGGGACGGTTGAGGTGAGGATAGCGGGCGATGCCCACGGGTGTGGTTAGGGTTTTTGATGCCATGTTATGTGCTTGGTTGTTGGTTTTGTGTTGGGACTAAGAAATCGGAGCGGCGAAGGATGGTGAGAAAGTCCTGCGCGCGCAGCGTGATGAACCACTCCTCGCCGTTGCGCTTGTGGGCAACGACCGGGAAGAGCTTGGTCTTGGCGTCGCGGATGGCTTGGGCCATCCAGTCGCGGATCTTGACCACCTGGCAGAATTTCACCTCCCAGTGGAAATCGGGCAGGCACGGGCAGACGACATCGGGCGAGTCGCCAAGGCCGCTGAACTGCTGGCCGCGGCGGATACCGGAGTCGCCGAAGGCTTCGCGCAACTCATCGCGCCACATGCGCTCTCCGCGGGCGCCCTTTGCTCTGCTATTCATTGATGGCCTCCATGAGTTTCGGCGAGACAGGGAATAGGTCGCTGGCCTTTTCCTGTCCCCACGGCACGTCCGGCTCGTCTGTGAATCGGTCGCTCACGGTGTCGAATCGGGTATACGGCGGATGCCACATAAGCGGGATGACTCCGGTGCGGCCGGCGCGGTGCTTGGCTACGGTCCACTCGGCTTCGTGGCTGTCCTGCGGATTGCTTTCCGTTTCGTAGTAGCTCTTGCGGTAGAGCAGCGTGACGATGTCGGCGTCCGCCTCGATCTGCCCAGAGTCGCGCAGGTCGGCCATCTTCGGGCGGTTGTCGCCGCGCTCTTCAGCTTTGCGGTTGAGCTGCGCTGCAGCGAGCACCGGAACCTTCAGCTCCATGGCCATGCTTTTTAACCCGCGGGAGACGAAGCCGACCTCATTCTCGCGGCTTTGCGCGTTCTTTGCGGAGAGGAGCTGCAGGTAGTCAACCAAAACGACTTTCACGCCGTGCTTTTTGACGGCGCGGCGCGCACGCGCGCGGACATCCATGATGGAAAGACCGCCCTGGTCATCGATGAAGAGCGGCTGGCCGGCGAGACGCATGTGCTCATGCTCAAGGCGGCGCATCTCGTCGTGCTCAATGTCGCCGAGTTTGAGGCGGGTGCTGTCAAAAGATGCCCGCGCGCAAATGATGCGCTGGATCAGCTCCAGCTTCAGCATTTCAAGGGAGAACAGCAGCACCGGAATGCCGCGGGCAACAAGTCGGTCAGCGATGTTGACGAGCAAGGCGCTCTTACCCATGGCAGGACGAGCGGCGACCAAAACGAACTGACCTTCGCGCAGTCCGCCGGTCCAGAGGTCGAAGGTCTTGTAGCCGGTGACGATGCCCCGGGGCTTGCCGCGCTCGGCCACGCTGCGGTGCAACTCGGCGAGGGCGCCGTGCATCATGGCGCTGGCGGGCTGGATGGTGTCGGACTTGCCGGCAAGGTCGATGTCAAGAACCGCAGTGCCGGCGGTGGCGAGCGCCTCGTCCGCATCCTGGGTCGTGTCCATGGCGGCGGCCTTCATGCGGTCGGCGGCGGCGATGATTTTGCGGCGGGCGGCGTAGTCGCGGAGGATGCCGAGCTGATAGTCGATGTTGCGGGTGAGCGCGGCGCCGATCATCTCGGTGACGGCGCCGGGACCGCCGACTTTGACGAGTTCCTTGCGCGCTTCGAGCAGGCGGGTAACTTGGATGAGGTCCGGTGTGCCGCCGTCCACAACAATCTCGCTGATGGCGCTGAAGACGGTCTTGTGGTCGGGGCGGAAAAAGTATTCGTCGGTCAGCTCGGGGAGTTCGGCGAGGAGATCGCCGTGGTTCATCAGCGCGCCGAGGACGTAGGCTTCGGTCTTGGGGTCGTGTGGTGTGATCATGTTAGGCGGCGCCTCCGTCGTCAGTGTTTTCGATGATCACTATGACAATGATCGTTGCCAGAATGACGAACAGGTAGGTGAGCAGCAGCGCGTTCATTTTCCGCTTTCCTCCGGGCGAGACGCGCGCGACGGCGCTCCCAGCGGTCGCAGGCTGCATCGACGAGGCGAAATGTTTCTTCTAACCATGGTGTGATGTGGTGTTCGGGTGGTGGCGGTGGTTGGTGTTCAGTAGCCATGACGTGGGACTGCTTTCTGTCGTGGCGTGATCTGTAGGCATATGTTGGCAGATGTAGGCATGGAGGGCAATGCTTTTTTGAGGGTTTTGGGCGAAAAAATGCGGTCGTAGTTGGCGCGATATTTGGCGCCATCTACCGGCCGCGGGGCGTCGCCTTTTCCGGCACTCACAGCTCGTAGCCCTCCGGTGATTTGAACTCGTCCTGCGAGAACATGGGCCTGCCGCTTTCTTCGAGGAGCGGGAAGTGGCGCAGGCAGGCGGACGCGCGCCCGCGCAGCTCTTTGACCGTCCGAGGCCGCGTCGAGGGATGCAGCAGGTCGGCTAAGAACTGGCGGGTGCGGCGCAGCGCCCAGTATTGCTCGTAGCGGAGGCTCATCGGATGCCGGTGGCCTCTTCGATGGCGTTGTGGGCCTCGGAGGCAATTTCGTTGGATGGCTTGACGCAGCGCTTCAAGACGCGGATGAGGCGATTATTTGAGCGGATCAGCTCACGGACTTGCTTTTCCAGCGCGAGTTCGTTGTAGGCTCCGAAGTTGCTGCCGAAGCCGACTGAGCCGACAACCAAGTCAGGGATCATGGTGCTCATTACGCGGCCCTCCGTTGCTGGCCGATAGCCATGCGGCCGAAGAGCCATTCGCTGCGGCGGAAGTTGGCGCTGGTGATGAGGCCGCGCTTGGCCAGAAAGCGGTCGCAGGCTTTCTGCATGAGCAGGTGGTTGATCTGCGGGAGACCCGGCACGCCGCGCTCAACCTCGGTGACGCATCCGTTTTTGAACTTCATTTGCGGGCCTCCTCAAGTTCGATGGCGAGCTGGCGGACGAGGGCGCGGAGAGCCATGATGGTGGCTATCGACTCGTCGGCGATCTGCTCGAGGTATTCGACGTTGACGTTGAGGGTGGTTGCTTTCGGCGCTTTGCGGGCGCTCGCCTTTTTGGTGCCTTTGGCGGGTTTCATAAAAGTATTCACTGAGTATTAGGCAGGGGGTAAGACATTCGCTGTACTAGGGGTCAAAGATTCTTGGGCCTTGATTGCTGCGACTTGGTCGAGGAGTTCCCAGTTATTTGGCTTAAAGTGGGTATTTGGATCGTAGCGAACCATC